TGTGTGTACCACCACAACGTGGCTTATTCATTCATCAGTTTCTTCACTTCATCTTTTAACGCATCAGGGATGTCCTCTTCAGTGATGCTTCCAATTTTAATCATGTTCGCCACGTCCTGCGCCGTGATTCTCTTCATCCTGTACTGTATTGTCAGAAATCTCTTTTTTGCACTCATGCTTCTTCACCTCCCATATCAGCAATAAGCATTTCCTCGATTGCACTTACTCTTTCATCGAGTGTAGGTTCCTGTACATGTTCGGTTTCCTCATACTTTGCCCATTCATAATGCTCATAAATATTATTAGCATCCTCTGTATAAGTGGTTTTAACAATGTACGACCCATCGACTAAATTAGTATCATGCACTAACTCCTTGTAACCTTTTTCACGTAATTTATCGTCATTATTGATGTAGGTAGTGCCGTCATCGATAATATATTTTGGTGCTCTTGTGAGTGAGCCGTTTTCTAGTTTGTAAAGCATATAATCACCCCTATCTTGCCCACACTCTGATTGTTGTACCTGCTGGTAAATCAGCATTGATGCTTATCCTTGACACGTTAGTTACATTATCCACAATTTTGATATTTTTATTAAAGAAATTTGCGATACCAGTATCCCCGCCATATGCGCAAGACATCAGGTATGTATTATTTATTATCTTTTTTGTGGTTAGAATAGCGACGCAAGGATAGACATCAGTACCAAGGATAGACATCAGTACTTAGTGTCTTATAATACAGTCCGTAACTTCCTAAAATACCAGTATTACCTGTAGATATATTACCATTTGCTTTAGGCACCCTTATCTCACACATATAATCATCGTATGAGGAATCATATGTTTTCGTGAATTTCTGTGTTTCAGAAATTGTTAAGTTTTCCAATTCAACCCATTCCTTCACGTTATCACTTCCTTTGCTATTTAATAATCTTCTCTGCTCCACTAAATCCATATCATCTCAACCTCACAATGGCACTATTACCCAGTATGTTTACCTCATATGTGCCTGCAGTGACATCATCACTGTTAGATAATGTGCATCCTGTTAAAGTTAAAACGGTAGGAGTCGAACCGCTCGTAAACTCAAAACCGCAGATAAACATCTTATCATTTCCAATTTTGCCGGGTGTGATAGTCAGCGATGCCATGGTTGGAAATACATGATACTCGCCACTATTTATAGTCACATTAGTATCACTAGCTGTATGAATAACCTTTTTAACTCCTAAATCGGTAGCGTATGCTTTTTTATCTAGCTCCGCTTTAATAACCTTATTTTGTACAGGGTTCGTGCTAGTGCTGGATAATTCCGCATCGCTTGAATAGCTTAAAATGTTTTTTTCGACATCTTCAATTGATGGTGACCAGTCAGTCGGTGTTTCTTCTCTTTCGAGTTTAATGCCACAAATGTAAAAACTTCCAGCTGAATTTGCTTCGCAACTAAACCTTGGTCTGTCTTTTCCATCGGCTGCAGTGAATGGGATTGTGAACCTATTCCACTCGTTATCTTTTATATGAAAAATTTTTTCATCTCTATCTCCATTAAAAAAATGAATAATATTTTTCTCATCTGTATTTTTTACATATGCACTATAAGTATATTTTTTACCAATTTCTAAATTTACTTTTTTGCTGGTAGCAGACCAATTGGCTACATTGTTTTTTAACACTACAAAGCCATTGTATTTTTCTTCGCTTATAACCATATTTGTATTGATCCAATCTCCACTAAAATCTTTAGTGCCTGATAGAAGGTTTACACCGCCAATTTTTAAGTTTTCAACACTTCCTGTGTCTCCTTTATCGCCTTTTTCTCCTTTTTCACCTGTGTCTCCTTTATCACCTTTTTCGCCTTTCAATGTATCGGCATGGGACTTGACATATGATTCTACGTACTTTTCCCATGTCGCATCATCCGGAAGAATGTCCGAAGCGGCAACTGACTTCGCTCCTTCTGTTGCAATGATGAAGCAGGCATTGCATGTAGGCTTGTTCGTACCGTTTGACAGTTCGAGAGACAGTTTGACGATTCCCGGCTCAAGAAATGCCGTCATCGGAATGACGAACTCATCGCTTGAATTCTCGTCAGCAATTGCACGATATATCTGATTCCTGTAACCATACGAATAATAGAGCTTCTTATCGTATTCCTGATAAGTGCCGTCATCAGTGACTTCCACAGTGACGTCCTCGGACGACTGTCCGATGTGCGGGTCGCCCACAATTTCAGTGTTCAGCCCGTTTCTCATGATTTTAAAGTTAGCCATTAAATCGCTCCTTTCTGTAATAATAAAATTGCATTTTTATGCCGTCCTCTGCCACATGTAGACAGCTAAGTAAGGTGGCATGTTGTTATGTGGCTGATTTCCACCTGTGCTAGCTACAAACATAAATCCATTTTGTGAATTGCTTCCTCCATTTTCCCAGTTGTAATGATATCCACTGTCAGGGTTACTTCCTCCATCGTTAGGTGACATATTTTGACCATTGTAATAATTTCCAGTGTGTGAATGCTCTGGCATTTCATCTTTGTTTAATTTGTGGAAGTACTGACCGCCCGTTTCTCCACTTGAGAAGTCTGGTTCTTCTGCACCGATTGAGCCAAATCTTGTATTAGAGTTTGTGTCTGTAACTGCTCCTGCGCCAATCAAAAAACGTCCTTTCAGCCTTTCCCACGTTCCGCCGAACCACTTTGCAGGGTTCACTTCAACCATGCTCATGTAGATATATCCGACCGGAAAAATGCATCCATTGAACTCAAGATTATCGTAAATCTTGAATTTTCCCTTTTCAGCCATACCACCGAATGCAATGCCCTCATCATTGATGATTGTCATGATTCGAGAGCCTGACGCTATGTCAGCGACAGCCGTGGCACTCTGTCCTAGCGCATCAAAAAGAGTGGCTTCAATGTGATAGCCACTCGTATAGAGGAGGTTTCCTCCCCCTAAATACATGTCTCCAAAGGAAGAAATGCTTGTATTGATATTGTTTATCTTGATTACCGATTTAGATGAGTCAATGTCAAGATGAGAGTCAGTCGAGCCACCAAGCGTGCACTTGGCATAGGTTCCGTGATTTGCATCGCTCTTCCATGTCTTGTAGACGGCATCATAGATGCCCCTCTCAGCCGTAAGCGTAAGCGAAGGCATTGCGAACTGAAGGAACGAAAGCTGAATCTTTCGTGTTGTCTTGAGCCCTCTTGAGTCTTCAACAGTGATATTCAATTCACTTCCGTTTGAAGTCGTGAAGTCAAAAACAATATTGCTGTCGCTTTCCGTTTCATCAGTCCACGATTTGCTTTTTTCATTTCCGTCATACGATACGGTAATCTTCCTTAGCTTCGCATACTTCTGCGCCGATACGCTTGCAACTGTAGCCCGTATCGCACTCCTGCCCTGTATCAGCTCGGTTGCCTGCTTGTGGATGCCAGCAAATGTCTTCGTATCGCTTATCACGACATTACCAACGACTGGCGTTGCCTTGTCAGCAGAGTATGTATTGCCTTTGTCATATGTTGATACGTGCCCGTCATAGTCAATCGTGACATGATACGTGTCACTTCGATTAGTACAGTTCTTGTACATGAGGTCAATCGTGTTAGAATCATTAAATCCATTCACTATTGTCTCATTTCCTTCGTATCCGCCGATAACATTGCCGTTTGAAGCATAGATTTCTAGCTTATACTTGTGATTCAGTGGATTGTACACGTTGAGTCTAAGCGCGTCTCCTATGACAAAATCAGTTCCAGACTGCACATACGGATAGGCATAAGTGGATGCCGATACCTGATTTGTGTTGCTGATAAGGTTTGAGTCTTTTCTTCTAAGTCTAAAATATAGGTTTTTCGATGTGTCGGGGTTCATTGTCAGCGTGATGCTGCCTGATGTACCGTTTGGGTCTCCAATCCAGTGCTCTACGCCGTCATACACTGCCGAAACGCCGTTGCACGTCTCGGACGTACTCCACGAACAAGTCACCTGCGTCTCGGTTCTTGACGATACCCATGCCGAACAAGAAGAAAAGTATCGTGGTATCTTCGTAAGCCCCATTGAACCCGAGCCGCTTATCGTTCCCAGCCACTGTCCGCTCCATGTGATGTTGAGCGAAGCCGAAGCGCTGAAGCCGATTGACTTCGAGCCGTCGGCGTTGTGACCTACGACCTTTGAACCGCTTAGAAGAGTCTTGTCACCGGAACCGCCGATAGAGCCGGAACCGCTGAATGTCTGCCCGTCAATGTTCACACTCCACGACTTTGATGCTGATGAAGATATTCTTGACGGCCTCTTGAGAATGAGACCGAAGCTTACAGTTGACTGGTTCGCGCTTGTATTTGTTGATGACTCCCATACGTTCAGCTGAATGTAAGGTCTCTGTCCGGCTGTGTTTCCTATTGTAATAGTTGCCATATGTTATGCGTCACCTCCGATATAATCGAGAACAAGCATGTCATCACCAGAATCAGTCTTCGTAGCTGTCCAGATGTGATGCCCGACCCTGAACGACTGAACGACTACCGCCTTCGTGATGTAGAGGTTCGAGTTAGTGAGATATGCGATTGGTTCAGTGTCCCCATAGTTCTGATAGAAGTTGAGTGCCTTTGGCGTCAGCTTCATCGTGAATCCGGTAGGCTTGCCGCTCGCATCTCTAGAAGTGCAGAGTGTCAGCGATGCATCATCTTTATCTTCATTGAAGATGACATATTTCTTAATCCTCTCGCTTGTCTCCGAAGCCCCGTCAATATCGCTCTTCAGTGTATCAAGCTGTGACGATATGAATTCAACAGTTCCCTGCGTCTGCGTGACCGAGTTTGTCAGCGATGTTATTCCTTCAGCGATGTCAACATATTTGTCAGCTTCGATGAGTCTCAGCTTGTCGAAGCACAGATAAACACCAGATGTGCATGAGACTGATATTGACTTGCTATCAGCAAAGCTGATGCTGTCAATCGTAATTCTTGTATAGTCACCGTCAATTTTTGCCGTCGAGGTGCGGTTGCCAGCCTTTATCGTAATGCTTTGTGAAGAGTTGTCCTCCGTTCTCACGACGGCAAGAAGCGAGTGCGTTTTGCTGTCATTGTACAGCCCTGTGAAGTTCTCGCTTTTATAGAGCTCGAAGGCTCCATCCTTTGCATAGCCAAGCTTGAGGTTATTGCTCTCGAACTTAATGACCGAATCATCCGAAGGCTTCGTCTTTGCCGTGATTTTATTAATCTCGACAAGACGGTTGACAGTTCCGACGAGTGAATTCTGAACATTTGATAACTTATTCATCATGGAATCAATATTCTGTTCAATTATTGATGTCCTTGTTCCATATTCATCTATGCTTCCAATAGCATTTTCTATCTTGTCAGCCGTCTGGTTGACATATGTCGTATATGTATCATTAATAAAAGAATCGAGGGCTGTGTTTGAAACATCAACCCACGATTCTCCATTCCATAGATACCTAGTATTTCCATCTGACCCGTTAATCCATATGTCACCATTGACAGGATTACTAGGTTCGCTATCACTAAATCTTATTCTCGATTCTATTTTGTTATTTATATTTGTAATATCATTCTGATATTTTTCGCTTTTTGTTACCGTATTAACAATTGCCGTATCAGTAATCTTGTTTTCGGCATTTGTAAGCCTACTTGCGAGTGTTCCTATATCATTCTGGTACGTTTCACTCTTAGTAACAGTATCAACAATTGCCGTATCGGTAATCTTGTTTTCAGCATTTGTCAATCGCCCGGCAATCTCATTCATGTTATTCTTATATGTCTGACTCTGAGTTACCGTGTTGACAATTGCTGTATCAGTAATTTTGTTTTCAGCATTAGATACTCTCGATGCTAGTGAATTGTATACAGTCGTATCAACTTTCTCACTAAGTGATGTGTCTATATTCTTTTTAACTGAATCCGTATAAGCATTGGCATCACTTGTAGCCTTTGCCAAATCGCTTTTATATGTCTCGCTTTTTCTTACTGTGTTTACTATCGCATCATCTGTAATCTTGCTTTCAGCGCTGGAAAGGGAAGATTCAAGAGAACTTACATCTCCTTTGATATCGCTTATATCAGTAGACATCTGGTCAAGGTCGTATGAACGCTTGACGGCATTTACGATTGCACCATCAGTGACCTTCGACTGTGTTTCAGTAATGATATTTGCGATATTCGTTCTTCCATCAATTCCACTGTCACTCAATATCTTCTCGGTAGATGATATCCTCTGTGTTATGCTGTCACTAGACTCCTTCAATTCAGATATCGTCTGCTTGTTTTCATTTTCAGTGTTCTTCATATTCTCCATGACAACGTTAAGTGTATTCTTTTCGTTATCAAGATAGATATGCGAAGAACTTATGTTTGTTTCACCGTTATTGATATTTGAAACAACAGAATTTATATCCAGCTTGTCACCAGAGATGTTTGCATTATCAGCCACCATCTTGTCTACAATTATTCCATTTGGAACGGCATTCTTTGTAATCCCATCCTCATAGAATATCGTATTGCCATTTTCATCAAATATTGAATAGGAGAAATTTCCATTGTTGTCCTTGCCAATCTGCATGCGCACCTTATTGTTCTTGTCCATGAATTGCTGCGTATTACCGCTTATGTTCATGCCGCCATCCTCAGATTGTATAACAACCTTGTTGGTGTTAATCTTCCCGGATGACATTTTATTGGCACTTAAATTACCAACCATAAGGTCTGTTATCACACCATTGTCTGCAACAAAATTGTTTGCTGTCAAGTGAATAATTTTGCCCGTATCTGCTGTCACTTCTCCAGCAAGAAGCTTATCTATCGTAGAAACATCAGCATTCAATGAATTGAATTTAGAATCTGATACTATCTGGTTATTGATTGTCTTGTTTATTGAAGAAATACTGTACAATGACCTATTCGCTATTGCAATCTGTGAATCCAACAGCTTCTTAATCTTCATTGTGTTTGATAATGTCTGATACTGAATATAATTATACGAGTTAGATACGCTTCTTGCTTGTCCTAATATCTGCTTTGTTGTCTCGAATGGATTTACAGCCGTAAGTCCCTCAACTGCATTTGAAAACTCAACGTCAATTGTTGATATGCTGTTCTCATTGAATTCAATCTGGTAGGAGAGGATTCTAAGTCTGAAAATCTTATCGTCAACCTTGTACGTAATCCAATTGAATACATCAAATTTATCCCATAAATCCTTAAACTCTGGAATAAGCATTAAGTTATTGACCTTGCCATTGATTGTGTATATCTCTCTTGATGCACGGTCTATCTCTTGAGTTGCAAGATTAATGAATTCACGTGCTCTATTGATAAGTTCCTCACTGTCTAGGTCTGTAGATACAAAGTTCGTGTTTGTATAATCCTGTTCTCTTCTGAATGACATCCATTCACTTTTTAGTCTGTCTGACACAAGGAAATTATTGATATCCATCTTCTTATGCGTATCATTGACGATTTTCTCAAGAGCGTCTATCATTGATGTCACATTACTTATTTCTGTTTCCCTTGTCTTTATTTCATCATTGATGTATCCAAGTCTTGTGCTAAAGAAATTCTTTATAGTGTCAAATACACCATTGTAATTATCATCATCTATTACCTCTATGCCATTCTTGAATGCATCCCTGAATGATTCAAGTCTAGCCATTGAGTATAATGATATGATGTTCTTAAGACTAGTTCCATCATCATTCCTGTCATATGCTATGATGCCATATATTCCAGTCTCATCAACTGATTCATTAATCTTTTCAGTTACCTTCTGTGATATGAATAAGTCATAATCACTTTTTACTGTAATGGTAATTGAATCATTAGATGATTTTGTACTGTCTCTATATTCACTTACGGTAAATCCAACGTTGTATTCGATATCTGTTACGTTATCAACTCTTTCGCAGGAATTGATTTCTACCTTGAACGCACCATTGATTATTGACATGAACAGTAGCTTTACGCTGCTCTTGACAGTGCTGATGCTTGTCTTTTCTTCATCGAAGTCAATGATTCCAATTTCATTTGCATACTTCTTGATGTTAGAAACCTGATATTCGACAGTACTCATGTCTATCTTTGGAGATGGCATAAGAGATGAGTTAAGATACTGATAAAAGTCGAGAGCACTATAATAAGTCTGTATTGATTCCCTATATGACACATCACTACTTGATAGCTGATGATATGTATTTGACATAAGTATCTTGTCATTATTAGAATCATACATATAATGGTCATACTTACTATCATTATATTTCTTGACGGTATCGTTATATTTTGTCATGACAGAAGAATCAATCGTGTTCTTGTCCTTTTCATTAACAATATCATCATATGCCTTTTCATAATTATCAACGACTTTTGCCAGTTCACTGCTAAACTGACTTCTTACTTTCGTTCCGAAGTTGTAGATATATCTACTGCCATTTGGGTTTAAATTAATTACGGCAGCATCCATATCCTCATCACCAGTTGAAAGTCTGAATACCGTCTTGAGAGATGAATCATTTGTTGTTACCGAAGCACTTGAACTAAGGCTGTTTTTACTGATAAATACGTTTGTCTGTTCTCCATATGGTTCGTTGACATCATCGCTTCCACATTTTGGACATGTGTCATGAAAATCTCCACGATATCCACATTTATTACAAGTTGAGTACTGGTCAACAACATTTATCACTCTCTTATGGCTGTCAACGACAAACTTGCACCCAATCTGCTTTTCTATCTGGCTTAATGCATCATATATAGAAACACCGTTGAAAGAGAATGTTCTCTGGATATTTCTGACAGTCAATGGCACATCTCCAATAGAGTAATATCCTGAAATCTTATCAGTTATTCTATGAAGGAGTGATGATTGTTTGTGTGAGCTATCATAGAACACGGTAGGGGATGTAAAATCATCTCTATTGATGTCTTTCTGCGTGTTGATTTCAACATTATACAGATAGATTTGTGACAATTCTGCAATAGGAAGATACGTGCAAGTTACGCTCTTGCTCACTATGTCACCATTATCTGATTCATTGAGATTTATTGACGTTTCAAAGAATTCATCATATTCCTTGATATAGATGACAGACAAGTCTGACAGCTCATTCCAGAATTCACATTCATTTTCGCCTAATGTCTTATAAACAGTAAAGCTAGCTTCGCTCCCTCCGGTTCCTTTCTTATATACAAAAGTAGAGTAATCAATATTTGTAATTATGCCAAGATATTCAAGTCTTCTATTGGACATTATGATATGAGGAATTTTTACATTTCCATTATCATCCATTAATAATCTAGCCAAATACACCAACTCCAATTCTCAACGGTGTGTATTCCACATCTACACTCACTTCTTTAGAAAACTGAAATATGTTTTCAACGTCACCATCTATTTTACTTAAATCTCTATAGAGAATAGGGTATTCATAATTGAAATATTTGTATAACGACTCTCTTGTGCTTGAAGAAATTATCTCGTTTTCTGAATCAATTGTTATGACTTCACCATTCTTACATCCTTTAATGATAATAGGGGATGACTGTACATCATTGGTCGTGTTTCTTATCTGAAGGTCTCCGCCAACGGTATCTGTGAATGTAATTCTCATTTTCATTCCGAGTCCGCTTAAATCAGCGAAGTCAAACACTGGTGTCGTAAGCGTAATAAGACTTGTATTCTTAAACGATGTACTGTATTTATTTCTTCTAAGATACGGAGATTCAGTCTTGAATTTTAAGTTGAATCCAATTACTTCTCCGTTATAAACGCAATCAGATATATCATAGAACATTCCCGTACATTTCAAGTCCACTCTATCGGATGTGTGGATTACCATTTCCCCATGCTTTGATGATGTTAGCCATGTCATTATCTTGTTGAGAGTATATCTATCATATGCTGTATATCCATGACACCCTGCATTGATAACACTTAAGTTTGTAAAGTCAAGTGGCTCGTAAACATATGATGATATAAGGTTTCGATTTCCCATTCTCTGTCTAATGCTCGTTGTATTGACCTTATAATAACTCACATTGCTATCGCTAGAGCTTCCAAGATATCCGATTTTCAAGTCAAAACTAGTTGACTCCTTTCCGCAAAAACTAAACGAATAGAACACTTGAATCACCACCTTTACTTTCCAAAATATTCATACATCTTTCTATATTCATCAATCATTTTCCTTGCTTCAAGAATAAGCATTTCATATCTCTTCTTAGACTCCTTAGCTTCATTGATTGCTTCATCAAGAACCTTCTTCTTGTCATCCAGTTCATTGATGATGTCCTTCGCCTTCTGTGGATATGTGCTGTTTAGTTCTATGTATGACTTTAGTTTTTCGTTCTCTTCCTTGAGCATACGTATCTTTTCATTCTCATTCTGTCTGAATAACATAAATTCCTCCAATATATATACATTCACGATATATGATTCCATAAATATAGCATTACATTCATGCTCATTCTCATGCGTGTGTTATTTTTCAAATATGTTATTAAAACACAATAATATGAAACATGAGTACGCATATAAAATATAAAATTATAAAAAAGAGGTAATTTATGTAACTACCTCTTTTAAAATCCAAAACAATTATAACAATATATGATAAGTGACTATAAATATACTAATTGTATATATTTACAGAAATAAAAACGTGATTTCATTATTAACGCATGAAAACATGAAGAATGGAATAGGGTAGGGGAGATTAATATTCCCCACATATCCCTATTTCATGTATCTTCTCTTAGATAGGCTGTTTCCTCCCATAAGAGTTGTTGAAACCATATCATTGATAGCCTTGTCAAACTGCTTGTCATTAATGAGTTCATTTCTGAAATCCTTATATGACTTGACATTAGGGAGGTTGATATCAACATGAACGCTATCTACTTTCACGTTTCCTCTCTCGGTTGTTCCACTGATAATGTTATTAATCATAGGAGCTGTTGTATTAAGCTTCTGAATGATTTTCGTAGTGGAAGGGTCTAGTACGGCTTCGCCTTTCTTTAGAGTATTGACTGTAAGATGGTCATCTCCGTTACCTCTTATGATGTTCTCAATATCACCGACAATACCACCAGATGCATAACCTTTTATTTGTCTGAACTTCTGGAGCATCCACATATTCTGTGAAGAAGAACCACGATATGTGCCACTTCCACCCATCTGTCTAAAGTAGTTTGCTCTCTGTGAGAATGAGCTGTCATAGTCAAAGTACTTAAGAGCATCAACTATTGAACTATATCTTTGAAGCCTGTTCTTAGGATAGCTATCGTGCCTATGAACAAAGTTGACACCGCCATTGTTATTCTGTTGCTGTGCTCTGGCTTGTGCCGCTGCTGCTGCCTGTGCTCTTGCTCTGGCTTCTGCTTCTGCCCTTGCTCTTGCAGCAGCTTCTTCTGCTTCACGCTTCTTCCTTTGTGCTTCTTCTGCTTGTCTCTGTTTTGCAAGTTCAGCTTCTTTCTTTTTGTTTATCTCTCCGATAACGGCATCAGCAAGTCTTGTTGACACATCTGTAAGAGAATCAATGCTCTTCTTGATTGCATTCATTCCTGCATCTACCTTTACCGTGAATAAACCATTCTCTGAAAGATATGCATTGAACTGGTCACTCATGACAATTCCATTATTTTCAATCTCACTAGTGATTGTATCATCAATACGCTTCTGATTCTCATCAACAGTTGCCTGTGCATTAGTGATAAGTTCATCAATATTGTCAAGTCTCTTGTTAATCCATTCCTGTGTTTCACTGCTCAGCTTGTCGAGAAGTTCACTCGTATCAGATATGTATTTTTCCCATTCAGTCTGCTTGAGGTCATCCTTAGACTTTCTCAAGTTTTCACGTGCATTCTGGGCATTGAGTTTTCCTTCCTCAGAATTGTCACCACCAAAAGCCATCACCTGCTTCTGATAGTTAGAAACGTTCTTTGTCTTTTCCTCAATCGTTCTCTGATATTGATATGCTTCTAACTGCTTGCTTAACGCTTCTTTTCTCTTGCTTATTAGCTTGTTAAGATAGTTGAGCTGTTTATCATATCCATCCTTGATAAGAGACTTGATAGCTTCTCTTTCCTTATAGACATTATTGATTACATTTCTCTGTGTCTCAATAAGCTTATTCCTCTGGTCAAGATACTTTGTATTCATTCTGTCATCAGCATACTGATTGTCTAGTTCAGAAATAGCATTTCTATATTGCGTTGCCTGCTTAGTAAGAATATCAAGTCTTGAAGCCATGATACCCAAAGAAGCCATGGCAGAATCACGCATTTTGCCATTTTCCTCGAATCTGTCATTTCCACTGCTAAGTATGTTCATTAGGAATGAAAGTTCATCAGCTAAGTCATTAACACTGTCTTCCATTCTGTCAAACTGTTTCCAACTTACTTCCTTCATTGACTGGTTGAAATCAGCAAGAGATTTATTCATATCTTCAATTTTTCCATCAACATCAGATATGCTCTTTGTCATATCGTACCATGCCTTTGAATACATTGCGATTGAGCCATTTGCAAGTCCTTCAAGAAGTGAATTTTCGAGTGATTCTCTTTCCTCATTCATCTTTGCAAGGGATTCTTGTGATACGTTGATGAGTTCTCTATAATATTTCTCGCTTGACATAACACCTTTAGCATCTGCCGTGTCCATCAGCTTCTTCACCATTGTAGAGCGTGCGTCAATGTAATTAATTCTTGACTCAAACGATGTTGTAATGCTGTCAAACATGTCCTTTGCACTCTTTGATATTTCAACCTGTAGCTTAACGATATTTGTCTCAATATCCTTAATCTTGTTAAGCTGATTATAATATCCTTCTGAACCACTAGTAATGCCACTTGCTCCACCTGTAGATATCTGACCGAGGATTGATGTAAGTTCATTTTTCTCATTCTTGAGTTCACTAAGTATGGCAATGTTGTTATCTCTCTGATTTCTAAGAAGTGAATTTTCCTTGAGTATTGACTGATAATTGTTAAGTTCAATATTCTGTGACAATCTGTCATTAGCTTTCTCATACGTTGATATTCTGTTCTCGTATTCCTTAGCCTTGTTATCAAACTTCTTGATTAAAGATTCATCAAGTTCCCTCTCAAGTTCTTTCTGTTTTGTAAGAGCGTTCTGTGCCTTGTCATAATAATCCTTATACTTATTAATTTTCTTAACTAAGTTCTCATCTGAAACATCATTGATGTTATATTCTCCATTACGAACTCTAGCCGCCCAGTCAGAAGACAATCCAACCTTGTTAGCGGCGTTGATATAAGCATTATAGGCTTTACCTTGAGCATCCATATCATCTCTTGTCTGTGATATCTGTTGGTTAAGTGAAGAGTTTCTTGCACCCCATGAATTATAAACGTTATCTGCTACAGACTTAACTCTTGATAATGCTTCTTCAATTCTCTTAAGCTTTACTTCAATCCAGTCGAATGTAGTAGGTTCTTTATTATCACTGCTTGATGATGAGCCTTTCTTTGAACTTGAACCTTTCCTTGATGAAGATTTAGATGATTTTCTTGATGAAGAAGATTTTCTTCTTCTTGTTGTCTTCTTTGTTGTTTTCTTCTTCTTTTTCTTCTTACTGCTACTGCTTCCACTTCCAGATAATAGTCTCCCTCTTATTCCTGTAGAGAAAGCATTACCAGAAGCATATGAGCCACCACTACCATTAATAGAGCCATTTTCAAGAAGCTCTTTTGTCTGCAAATGATTGAAGATAATATCACCCTTGCGATAATCGAACATTTCTGCTCCATTATCTCCAACAGTGAAGTATTCACCGTTTCTAACAACAAGCTCCTGTCCTAATTCACCAACAAGAGCCTTTCCAGAGTCGGCTTGCTTTATTCTTCCTCTTGTTCCCTGTGCAAAAGCATATCCAGTGAACGTTCCAGTTGCCATCTGCATTCCAGTGAATCTCTGGTGCTGACCACCGCTACTTTTAGATGATTTCTTCTTACTCTTACCACTACCAGATGATTTCTTAGATGATACACTTCCGCCTGCAAATGCGATTCCTGCCAATCCTTGCTGTCTGAACTGAATAGTAACGGTTTTAGTTGAAGGTATCTTAGAAATCTCATTCTTAACCTTTTTAGCTCCACTCAATGCTTCTTTTGTATTGAGTTCAATCGTCTTTTTTGTTGGATTGTAATTTTCCCAACTGCTCTTGTCAACATTGAGCTTCTTTTGAATATCGCCTTGACTTAATGAATCAATCTGACTCTTAACCTTCTTAGCAGATGTATCAGCATTAAAATTAAGGTTAAGAGTTTTTGCTATTGTTCCACCCTTATCCTTCTCATTAAATGAACTTATAGCATTCTTAAGCTGATTATTTGCAGCATCAAGTTCGGCTTGATTAACTTCAAATCCAATGCTTTTCTTTATTTCAAGATTATTGAGCTGCTGTGCCGCCTTATAGACATTCTGAAGGGCACTTAATGCTTCTCCTGTATCACCTTTGATAGTATCTGTCTTAATTTTCATGACAGCCGGTCTTTCAGCTTGGTTCTTTGCATTAAGAAGTGAATTGAATATGTTCAGTGCTTCTTCATATCCTTCAACACCAACCTTAAGTTTTCCTTTTTTGCTTAGTTCTCCTAGTTTCCCTTCAAAATTACTGTAGAGTGAATCAATTTGGTCAGTATTCATAGTACTGATTCCAAAGAAATCAATACCTTTTAATGAAGAGAATTTAGATTGTAATGTCTGAAGGTCATTTGTCATCTTGACAACTTGGTCTGTATCATGAATATCATATGTTAGTCCGCCACCAGAAATCTTTGTTGCACTGACACCTTGCTGAACATCAATGACATCTTGAATGTTTTTCTTTGTGTCCTCAAGTGACTTGTTATATGAATCATACTGCTCCTTAGATATACGCAATGAACCGTTTCCATCATTAAATTCCTGCTTAAGAATCTTCTGTGCTTCTGTAACCTGTGTAAGACTTTCCTTGGCTCTATCAAGATTTGAAACATCAATGTTTAAGTCCTTAAACTCTTGACTCTCCACCAAATTACCATCAAGGTCTCTACCTTCATACATCTTCATGACGTTCTGGTCATTCTTAATAGAAGATATGCTATCATTTGCCTTTTTTTGACGTTCATTAATGAAGTCTGTTTTCGCCTGTTGCATCTGTGCTATACCATCAGAAGCTACATCAACATCAAGTTTTCGTTCTTTTGCAGATTCAACCCACATCTGAACAACATCTTTTGAAACACCTAACTTCTTAGCCGCTTCTTCGGCATTGATTGAACCAGTGATAACGCCGTTTGCATCCTTTGAAAGTTGACCAATTCTTATGAGGTCATTAGCCATATTCTCAAAGCCCTTGCTACTTTCAGTGAAATATCTCTGCTGATTTCTAAGAGCCTTATCGTCATACAGCTTAGCAATCTCTTGAGCATCCATCTTATCGAGTTCAGTCATACTCTTGCCAGTAAGCATAGCCGTATATGACATGAATCTTTCGTCACCAACACGACCTTCATCACGTAGTTTCTGCATGTCATCTTTGTTAGACACCATGGACTGATAATTCGCATCAAGAGGTTGGCTTGACATAGCGTTAGTCCACTGCGTCATAAGGCTAGTTGCACCTTCAGCTTCTGACTTGAGTCTTTCTAGGCTTCTTATCTGACCATCAATAGCATCTCTCTGTGAGATGAGCTGATTATATTCATCAGTTCCCGCAACAGCTTTGCCAATACTTTCAGATATTCCAACATAATCATTTGATAATTCCTTTATTTTGTTGTTGTAAGATTCAATCTTTGAACTTGCAATCTCTTCATTGTATTTATGCAATTCTTTATAATTAAGTCTTACACCATCATCTGTATTCTCAAATAATGAGTTCTCATTAAAGCTCTTTGCTTCTGAATAGTATTGCTTGAGCAAATTAATAGTATCACTTCTCAGTCCAGATGATGATACCGCTTCATCAAGATATTTTGCCTTTTGAAGCTTGTCCATAACGGATAACAAATCTTCAAGGTCATTTGTCATTGACTTGATGTCATCTTTGTTCTGTTCTGAAATAGTGCTCCATCTTGTACCATCATCCTGCATTGATTTTAAATAATCCTGAAATTCAGATGCCGTAATTCCTGCATCTTCCAACGCACCCTTAAGGTTTTCAGAACCATTAATCATGTTCGTAAAATCTGTTTCATTGCTCGTGTTAGCCAAATCAATCAACTGGTCTCGTGTCTTTTCTATTCCATCTGTGCTGAAAATCTGACTAAATTTTGATGAGTAATAGTCAACAGGGTCTGTCAGCTTCTGCATCTGGTCAACAAGGCTCTTATTCTTGTTATAAGTGTCAACTATTTCCTTCTCATCCTTTGTATATGAGCTTGCTTTCTTACCACTATCCTTTATCTCATCATACGCTGTTTTGAGTTTCTGATTATACTCAATAATCTCTTTTTGATAGTTTCTAAGATTGTCGGTACTCTTGCTAAAGCTATTATCTATATCCTTGAACTTGTTAGAGTCCACCTTGTTTTCATCAATGAGTTTATTTCTTTCCTTGACAAGCTGTTTATATCTCTCTATTGCCATAGGA